GCTTGGCCGCTTCCAGCTGGCCCTTCTGCGTCACGGCCTGCTGGTCGATGTCGAGCTTCTTGGAGTCGGTCTGCATCTTGGCCTGCGCCACCTGCTGCTTCAATCCGAACTCCTGCTGCTGCTGTTGCAGGATCGGGTCTGTCTGCTGTTGCTGCTGCTGCTGTTGTTGCTGCTCGGCCTGATTCTGCTGGAGCAGCTTCTGCGCGGCGTCCTGCACGAGGTTCGATAGCTGGCTCTCCGCGTCCGCTGGCAGGCGCTGGCCGAGCGGCGGCAGCGGCGTCCCCAGCGTGTCCTGAATCTGCTTGCGGTACTCGAAGGCGAGATGCTCGTTGAGGTGCGCCCACGTGGCCTGGATGATCGACGGCCCGAGCGGGTTCTGGCCGGTGGCCTGCTGTACGCCGGGATCGTTGAGGAAGGCCTGATGCACCGCCATGTGAGCCATATGGTTTTGCCACTCGAAGGCCTTAACGGGCTTGCTTGTGATGAGCGCCATGTTTTCCGCCACCGGGTCCATCGGCTCGGCGGAAGTCTTGTCAGGGACGATCTGGCTGGCGTTATCGATGCCGAGGACTTCCATCATCGAGCGATGCAGAAGCGGGAGGTCGTAGAGTTGCGGCGCCTGACTGGATAGCTGGATGGCTGCTTGATACTGCATCACTCGTTGCGCCATGGTGGAAGAGGCCGGGTCGCTCACCGGCTGGATAGAGATCAATTCGCCGTAGTCGGCCTGCTTGACCGAACGTGGCATGCCGCCCGGCGGGTCGTAGTCGTATTCGCTCGACGTGTGATCGCGGATCAGTTCGGCGATCAGCGCAAGTTCGCGCGCGAGCGCCAGATGCATGCGGCTCTGGACCGCCGTGATCACTTCCGTCGCTCTCTCGATCAGCGCGAGGATCGTGCCGACCGGCGCGTTCTGCGCCGAGGTAGTGATGTCTAACTCGGCGATGCTTGCGAACGATTTACCCTCTTCGACCAACATCTGCAATAGCTGAAACAAGACCGCTGAGGGTTCCTTGTAAGGCAGGAACGCAATCGAGTCCAAGACTTTCCCAGCCGGGACGTCGACATCCCTGAATTCTCCGGGCTGAATGGGGTCCGAGTCTCCTTTAATGCGCAGCTGGCGCGACTTCAGGCCGCCCGGCAGGTTACTCAGAGTCCCGGCGTCTACCAGCTGTCTCAGGATGGAAGTGGTCGAGTGGCCGATGCCGCCGATGAGGTGGATGAGGCCGAGACCGTACGCGCCTTTCCAGGGCACATAGCGGTAGTGCACCCACGACAGAACCTTTGCGAAATCGGGGTCGCCCTCGCGCCAGTTGCGGTAGATCGACAGGATCTGGTTTGAGTTCTCTTCGAGCGTGATCACATAGGGCCGCGATGATCCCTCGATGCCTAAGTTCGTCGAGACTTCCCAGAGCGGCAGCAGGTCGTGGTGCGAGTAAGAGGGCGACATGCCCGAGAGACGCTGGATTTTCTCCTCCACCCGATCCGGCGGCATGGCCGCGTGGCGCTGCAGTTGTATGTCCCGATAGAAGCCGATGTTCTGTAGCTCGACGATATCGCCGTAGCCCTTCCTCATCACGTGCGTGTATCTGGGGCAGGTTTCCAGGTTCGGAAATCCATATGGCATCAGGAAGTCGGAGGCGGGTACGAACTGCGCGACCGGGCGTTTCAGCAGCGGATCGTAGAAAACCTTTTTGAAGGCGCTGCCATCGACCGGGATGGCGAACAGCAGCTGCTCGGCCTCGTCGCGGTACTCGGTCATCCGGTCAGTGAGCCAATAATTCAGATCCTGCGCGACCCGCTTGGCCTGCTGGATTTTTTCGGTGTTCGACTCGCCGATCACTTTGGCGTCCGCTGGCCCGGTGGGCGGGAACATGCGGGTGACGCACTTGCTCTGAAACCGCACTGCGGCTTCCATCAGCATCGGATGGACCACGCCGCAGGCCCCCGGCCAAGGGGTGGTCCTCTGTTCGTCTTTGATTCCGAGCAGGTCGAGCCCCTTGGTGAGCGCGTCTTCCCAGTCGCGGCGTCCCTGCCGGTCCTCGTCTACCGCGAAGCGGATATCGCTTGCGATCTGGCCCAGCATATTGTCGGGCAGCGTTTCGGCCAAGTTCGCGCTGAATGGCGTTTTGGCCAGCGCGTCCTCGACGGTGGGCGGTTCGTCTTCCAGGTAGACGTCCACCGAGCCGTCGGAGTTCTCGATGCTCCACGAATTCCTGGGGGAGTTGACCGGCGTGGATGCCCCAGTTTCGGCCAAACCGGCCAACCCCAGACCACCGCCATTGAGCGAAAGTGGCGAGCCCAATGGCCTGTCGATCATGCGTATATCATACTTCCGGGGGAACCTGTAGTCGGAAGCGCGTCCGCGAGCGTCCGCCAAACGCCCTGATTGCGGGCCTTTGCGCCCTACATGGATCTTTGCGAACATTAATCTACAAAAATTAAGTTGCACTACGAGATGAGGGGAGTAGCATAACCTGTATGCGCAGCATCCGCAGCGTTCAGGAGGTCAACAGCGCGCGCATGAAGTTCGGCTGCGGCCCGGCCTGCCTGAAGTGCGGCAAGCCGACCGACGGCCTGAGCCTGATCTGCGAGTTTTGCCTGAAGAACAATATTCACGCGGACGAACTGAAGCACACCGGCGAGTGGATGTTGCGGCATCCCAATACCGAGGTCCAGATCGGCTGGGACAAGGGCAAGCAGATTCATCTGGTGATGTTCCAGCGTTCCGATGCGGCGTGGTGCGGGGCGCGCGTGACGCAGGCGATGACATCGCGCCAGCGGCTGATGCCGGTGCTTTTCCCCGATCATCTTTGCGCGGCCTGCCGGTCGATCTACGAAGGGATGGCGCTATGAAGGACCGCACGTCTACGGTGCGCTTCACGGCTGTTCACGGCGTGGCGCGGCGCGGCAAAGAGGGGCTGGGCCGCATCGATCCCGTCGACGACGTGGAGTGGCTGATGCGGTGTCTGATACTGAACGGCGCGGCGAGGGTAGCGGTCGATTTGGATGGCAAGGAAATCAAGGCGCTGCGCTTCCAGTGGCGGCCTACCGGCCCGGAGCACGTGGTGGACTATTCGCGCCCGGCCCGGCCTTACCTGCTGATCACGCGAGGAGGTTCCTGATGCCGGTCTGCTTTTCCTGCCGTCGGCCCGCCCATCGCTTCGACTGGCAGGTCTATCAGTGGGTCTGTGAAGGGAACGGCGATTGCGGAATGTCGCGGGCGGCGCCGCAGAAGAAAGAGACGCCGCAGGAACTGGCGCGCGTCCTAGAGCAGGAGCGTCCCTGCCAGACGTGCCGCAATCCCGTCGCCCGTCTGTTCGACGGCTTGTATCTTTGCGACGCCTGCCGCCGCGCGGCCTGGAAAAAGATATATCGCGAGGCCTACGGATGCTGAGCCCAGGACTGCTGATCTTCATCTGCGTCGGGCTCGGTCTGATCGTCCCGGCGGTAGATCGATGGGCTGAGCGCTTCTTCGCGATGCGGCGGCGGCGCAGGGAGCAGCAGGAACGCCACGATGGACCGGAAGGAGATTATTAAATGTTCCCGAACGATTTTTGGCTGGAGGCTTTTCTGCGCGCCCTCACCGGCTGCGCCGATCTGACGAGGCCGGGCCGCCCGGCGGCGCCCGTGAGCGCAATCGGTCTTGTCGATGCCGCCGAGCAGATTGCGGATGAGGCTTTGGCTACCGCGAGAGAGCGCGGCATGCTCAATGAGGCCGCGATGGAAAAGATGGAAGCGGTCGATTTCGGAGACAAGTGATGGACTTCCCGCCCATGCGCCCGCAGATCGAATTGCAACGGGTTCACGACATCCTGATGTGCGTGCTCTCGACGCCGTCCTTGCGCGAGTTCATTCCGCCCGGCATGCAGCGCCCCCTCGCCATGGCGGCGGATTGCCTGTGCTGGTGTCTGCACCACGATGTTGGATCGCACGAAGCGCCATCCGATTCTCACGCCGTGAATTTCGGGGCGTTCATGGCCATGCTGGAGTTCAGTCTTGCGGAGCGCGGGATCGGCTGGGGCGGGTCGATGGAGGAGTACAACATCATCTCAGCGGACGAGGATTGAAGTGGGGCAGTACACTGCGGAGTCGCTCGAAAAGAAGATGGCCTGGATGCGCGAGCGTCAGCGCAAACGGCAGGCGATAGAGCCGACGTTCGTCAAGCCGCTATCGCCTGCGGCTTACGAGCGGCGCGAGCGCGTGCGCGTCAAACCCCACATGTTGCGGATGGCCGAGGTGGCCGCGATGCTCGGCGTTTCCGTGGACACGGTAAGGCGTCAGTTCCGCAAGCGGGCGGTGAAGCTCGGGGGTTGCGTGCTGATCCCCGAGCAGGTTGTCATCGACGCGATGCAGCCTCATTGTATGGCGAGGCCCGGCGAGTGCGCGTAGACCTCCTGCCTCGCCATGAGCGCGCGTTCCTTCATCTCCGGTCGCGCTTCGATTTCCCTTCGCGCGTCCTCCAGCTGCCGCATCATGCACGCGACGGCTCGCTTCTGCGCCTCGTCCGATACCACCGTCACCCAGCGGGTGTACTTCTCCGTCGTCGAGATGTTGCTATGCCCCATGAGCAGCTTGCAGTCGTATATCGAGACGCCCCGATTGAGCGAGTTCACGGCGAACGAGTGGCGCAGGCGATGCGGGCGCAGCGTGTTTTTGCCCGCGAAGCCGAGCGTCTCGCCGAACCTTCTCAACGGCCTGCCCAAGTAGACGTCGTTGCAATACTCCTCGGTCCTGGCGCCGTCGTAGAAGGGGAAGAGGCCAGCGCCGGACCGGAAGGCTTGCTCGGCGTGATACTCATAGCGCGCCGCCGTACCCTTCCAGGGGAGCAGGGGCTGCTGGCGCAGAAGACTCACCAAATATTGAGGCACGATGCAGGTCACGAAGTCGCCGGTCTTCATCTGGACGCAGGTGTAGCTGCCGTACCGATTTCCATCGGCGTCGGTGCGGTCGAGAATCCAGTCGGGTCGGAAAATGATCGCGTCCGAGCGCCTGAGTCCGGTCTCGTACATCACCAGCAGCAGCAGCATGAAGGGCGCGAATGGTTTGCGCAGCAGCGGGTTCACGCGAGCGGCTTTGCCCTCTACCCAGTGCGGCAGGGCCGTCAGGATTCGCTGCCAGTTGGCGTTGCCCTTGCTGTCGAGGGGCGATGGGATCGTTCCATGATCGCGGCTGATCCGCTTCATCATTTCGTCGGTGGACGGACGTGCGGGCTTTCGCAGCTTGTGCGCGGTTTTAGTCGGATTGCGTTTGATGTACTCGTTGTCGTGCGCCCATCGAAATACCATGACCGCAGCCTCGCGGTATGTTTTTTGGGTGTAATGAGTGAAGCCTCTTTCGCGCCACAAGTTCATCAGCCAGTCGAAAATTTCGGTCGAGATTTCGTCGAGATGGGTGATCGGCGGCGTCAGCTTGGAGAGCGGATTGACGGTTCCGCAGAGGAACGCCTTGCGCAGATTTTTGCCGCCGCTGGGGATGTTGCTCGCCCGTTTATCGAGGGCCTCCTCCAGCGTCAGCCGCGCCTTGGGCGCTTCCGGTTCCGGCAGCGGCCACACCTTGGTGTTCTGGCACTGCTCGCGATAGTTTTCGGCGGCCTGTTCGTCGCTCAGTCCGGTGCTTTTGCGCGGGATGTGGAGCCCATGCGCGTTCTTGCCTCCGATGTGCCACCAGCCATTGACCAGCTTCTTTCTAACCATGTTCGTCGTCCCCTTGTTCTGTTTTCTTGCATGTATTCTGCAAGTTCAGATCCATCCTAACACGTAACTTCTTCTATTGCAACAAGAGTCGAGTTTGATTTACAAACACAAGACGAATGACTTAGCCCTTCATATTGCAGGATTTACAGACGCATGCAAATTAGCCAGATAGCAGCAACTTGCACTTTGTTGCGTGTCAGACGGGAAAAATGCAAGTTTTTTGCAAGGTCGGAATATGGCGCAAAAAAGCCCGCCAGCCTCAGCATGGGCGCTCGGCTGACGGGCAAGCAGACGTTTAGTCTGCGGATCTCTCGTTTTGATTATATGGCTAGGCTATGCGCCGCGCGGCGTGAGCAGCGCGCCGAGATTGGCGGCGGCGGTCGAGATCGCCCAGATGCCCGACGGGTAGCTGACAACGATGGTGACCGGCACGTTGGCGGGCAGCGGGAAGCTCGCCACATCCGCCACCGCCACGCTCGATGCGTTCTTGATGAAGATCCCGGCGGCGGTCGCGATGAGCGTCAGATTGTAGTGACCGGCTGGCCCCGGCGGGATCAGCTGCGTCGCGGTCGCGGCGCCGAGCGCGACGTTGTTGTACGGCGAAAGATTTACGCTCGCCGTGGCGAGTTGCTCCGGGCTCATACGCCCCTCCGCGCGAGGCTCGCGTTGGCCCAAAATACGCTCTCTTCGAGGCGCGTCAATGCGGTCGATTTCTCGCGGCCATCCGGGCAGGCCTCCGCGATGTAGAGCGCGAGCATTTTCGCCAAGCTGCGAATCGACTCGTAGGTCTTTGGCTGATCGCCCATGGGCGGATGATAC